GGCTACACGAGCTACCACTCGGAGCCCCGGCCCATCTGTCACCAGAACGCCACCCACGGCTGCCCAAACCCATTGCCGAACCCGGACCCAGAGGCCGCCCGGTGCTGCTTCCGACCCGAATACCACAAGAGGGGATCAGCCCCGCCCCGCTGGCGAGAGTGCTCTACCTGTGGGAGCCATGCCCCGCGAGGGGCATGGAAGATGCTCAACGCCCTGTCCTCCCAGGAAGGGGTGCCCTGCAAGCACGAGGGGGACAGCGAGCCGACGATGTTGCGTGGCTGGTTCCAGTGCCCGACCTGTCGGGGGTTGTGGGATCATCGACCCCGGATGTTCGATGTCGGCCAGTTCACCTTCGATGAGTACCTGGTGGTGCTGGAACAACGATGGGCTCAGGCGACAGCAATCCGTAGTGCCGACCCGGGGGCCGACAAGACCTGACCGCCGAGTAGAGTCAGGGCATGAGCAAGCGGGTCAAGGACAGCGTCAAGCGGATCAACGAGACGGTATCCATCGTCCAGATCCTCTCGACCTTGGGCTTCGACGTGCGCGAGGACGGCGGGGACCGCGAGCAGCAGTTCCGCTGTGACCTCCACGGCTCAGGCCATGACGACACCCCCTCTGCACGGGTCTACCCCGACTCCAACTCCTGGTACTGCTTTGGCTGCGGGGTGACCCGTGACGCCATCGAGACGGTGCAGGTCAAGCAGGGCGTGGGCTTCTGGGCAGCGGTCAAGCTGCTGGAGGTGGCCCACGGACTCGACCCCCTCCCCATCGACTACGACGCGGATGACCAGGGCCACGCGGCCTTGTCTGCGGTCGGCCACATTCTTGAGACGTACACGACGTTCGCTGACGAGGAGACCCGTACCAGGGCCACCCTTGACGCCATGACCATCGACCGGGAGCTACCGCTCGACCGCCTGCTCTCCTTCTGGGAGGGGTTCGACAAGGCCGTCTACATGGTCAGAGGCCCCCGTGGGGACGGCGGGGTGTGGGGCGAGACGAAGGGCCGGAAGGTTCTTGCAGGGCTGCGTGACCGCATGGCAGAGGTGCTCTTGGAGCACCTCCAGTCGTGAAGCTCCAGCGGTTCACCATCTACGCGGGCTCCCTCGGCGGGACGGTGCAGATCCTCAAGCCCATCCCTCGTGAGACACGGGATGGGGACACGATGACCATCGACCCGTGGGGTGACCTGGCTCCTCTGCGGGAGGTCCCGGAGTTCGCCACGCTCATCCCGGTGGTGAGCGGGCCGACCATGAGCCATGCTCTGCACGGGCACATGAGGCCCTTGATGGAGCAGATCGGGCCGGAGCCGAAGCACCAGCTCATCCGCATCCCCGCCCCCTTCGACGTGTGCAGCCTGGCAGGCGAGTGCGTGATGTACGACGCGAAGCGGTGCCACCCTCGTAGCAAGAAACTGCCGGAGTGCTGGTGGCCCGAGGCGGAGGAGGCGGCCCGGCGAGCGATGGCGGTCGTGACCCTGACCTGGGCTGAGAATCGGTACGTCGTGGTCGTGGAGGGGGACGAGTTCGTCGTCTGACGGGTAGGGGTGTCAGAACCCCGGACGGAGCGACTGGTTGATGCAAGGACTGTTCGACATCCTCGACGACCGGAAGCCCATCGAGTTCCAGCCCTGGATGGAGTCGGGGGACTTCAACTTCATCCTCGTGACCCCCGACAACATCGGGGAGTGCATCGACGCCTGCATCAACGGGGTGAACAAGCGTTTCGCGCTCGACCTGGAGACGACGGGCATCGACAACCGGGTGGACAAGGCCACCCGGGCGACGAAGGACAAGATCGTCGGCGTCTGCCTGTCCGGGGACGGAATCACCGGCTGGTACATCCCGCTGTTCCACCAGGAGGGCGAGGAGCACAACGTCCCGTGGTCGGTCTTCGAGCCGCAGTTCCGGCGACTGATGGCTGCGGTGGACGCCAACGAGGTCGTGGCGATCTTCCACAACGGGAAGTTCGACATGGAGTTCCTGGAGTTCCACGGCGGCGAGCCGTTCGGCAAGTGGGACGGTGTGGCCCGGTGGGAGGACACCCTCATCCTCGCCTACCTGCGGCACAGTCGGTCCCGCCGCAAGGGGCTGAAGGCACTCTCAGAGGCCCCGACCGACGCGGACAACTCCCACGTCTGCGGTGGCCCCGGCCTCGGCATGAAGATGCTGGAGCTGGCGGATCTGTTCCCCGAAGACCACCCCAAGTCGAAGTACGACTACTCGCTGGTCAACCCCTCGGACAAGGGGCCGCTCATCTACGGCTGCTCCGACGCCATCTGCACCTATCTGCTGTGCGACCTGCTGCTGCCGGAGATCGTCAGCCCGAAGGATGGCTTCAGCCAGCTCCAGATCTACCGCGTCGAGAAGGCGTGCGTGATCGCCTGTCGCTGGATGGAGCGCAACCTCATCCCGACGAGCCCCGAGAAGGTCATGGAGCTGATCAAGCTCGGCCAGCAGGAGTGGTTCGACTCGATCATGGAGGTATACCGGGCCGCCAGCGAGATCCTCGGCCGCGACGTGATGCCCGGCTACTACAAGGTGCTGCGGGACAACTGGGTCCACGACGACCCCCTCAACCTGCTGCCGGATCAGGTGCTCCGAGCCAAGAGCCTTGAGGACCGCTTCTACCCGAACCCGGTCGGCAAGGCGGACACACGGGGTCAGGTGTGGCCCCTCATCTACGACGTGAACGCGCCCCAGAAGCTCGGGATGATGTTCGATGAGATGGGTGTGCCGGGGCTGGTCCGCACGGAGAAGTCCGGTCAGGTCAAGACCAGCAAGGAGGTGCTGGAGGGGGTCATCAAGGAGGCCGAGGCCCGCTTCCCGTTCATGGGGCTGATCAAGCGGTTCCGTGAGACCAACAAGGCCCTTTCCAACTACCTGTTCCCGATGCTTGAAGACGTTGACCCCAACGACTTCACGATGCGGATCAACTTCAACGCCCACAAGGTAGACACGGGCCGCTTCTCCACCCCAGCGAAAGAGAAGGAGCTGGCCTCCAAGAAGACCAAGCGCATCCCCGGCTGGCCAGAGATCAACCTCCAGTCGATGCCCGCCACCTACGACCCCCGCCGCCCGGCCTGCATGACCCGGCTCCGGGAGTGCATCGTGGCCCGACCCGGCTACAAGCTGGTCGCCATCGACTTCGCGGGCGAGGAGCTTCGGCTCGTCACCAACCTCTCCCGCGAGCCCCTGTGGCTGACGGAGTTCTTCCGCTGCTCCGGCTGCACCCGTGCCTTCCCGCGAGGTGACGGCAGCAAGACGCCCGCCCCGCCCCCGACCCGGTGCCCGAACTGCGGCTCCGACAAGATCGGTGACCTGCACACCCTGACGGCCCTCTCCATCTACGGGAACGATGCCTTGACCCGCCCGGAGTGGAAGCAGCTCCGGGGTAACGCCAAGGGCGTGAACTTCGCCCTCTGCTACGGCGGCGGCGGGAACGCTGTGGTCCGGGCCTGCAAGGTGGACAAGAACGAGGGCTGGCGGATCAAAAACCAGTTCGACGGGACGTACACCGGGCTCAAGCAGTGGTGGACCGGACAGCATCGCTTCGCCAACGAACACGGCTTCGTGCTGACGGCCTTCGGCCGCAAGTACCCCGTGCCGGACATCTGGTCGGCGGACGGCGGGTTCCGCAGCAAGGCAGAGCGCAACTCGGTGAACGGCCCCATCCAGGGGTCCGGTGCCGACGTGATCAAGGTAGCGATGGCCTTGATCTACAAGCTCTGCAAGAAGAAGGGCTGGCTCGACATCTGCCGCCTGATCGCCTCGATGCACGACGAGCTGGTCTTCGAGATCCGCGACGACATCATCGAGGAGGCCATCGCCCTCATCGTCCCGTTGATGACGAGCAACAAGTTCGTGATGGCGAAGCGATGGCCCGTCCCGCTGACCTGCGACACGGAGATCGGTCAGGACTGGACCGTCAAGTGGGACCTCAACGAGATGCTGAACCGCGAGGTCCGGTTCGACGGCGACAAGAAGGTCAAGGAGCCCCGCAAGCCTGCGCTCAAGGACTTCGACTCCCCCGCCGACTACAAGGACGCCCTCGGGGCATACGAGCAGAGCGCAGCGGACTGGGAGGCGATGCCCCACACCTTCCCGACCACGCTTCGCAAGGTGTTCAAGAGCCTGCACGCAGACGGCCACCTGGAGGCCGAGGCATCCACCCCGGAGCCGGAGCCGGAGCCAGTGGAGGCCACCCCGGAGCCAGTGGAGGCCACACCGGAGCCGGAGCGGGAGGCCGCCCCGGATGAGCCCCTGGTGGCTGAGAGGGGGGTCGAGGTTGCCCCGGCGGTGGAGCTACCAGCGGCCGAGATGCCGACGTTCAACCCTCCGAAGGGGAATCAGTCTGGGGGCTTCTACGACTTCACGTTGCGGGCTCCGATGACCACCATCACGTGCGTCAAGCTGGCCAAGGTCATCGTCGCCTGTCGAAATGGTGGCACACGGAAGCTACGATTGCTGTTGCCAGACGGTACGGTGCTTGGCGGGTGGTCGGATGGCGAGCTGATCGTCAACGATCAAATGTTCTACTGGATGGCCCAGCAGCAGGGCTTGTGACGCGGGTACGGTGCGACCGTCTTGCATAGCGAGGTGTAGCGGATGAGGGCTCTAAAAGTAGGCGACGGCAAAGACCAGCAGACGTTCATCTGCGTCCACTGGAAGACGTTTCCGCCGCCAGGTGCCGGTGGCAACGTCGAGAACCTGCGTGCCAACGGTGTCATCGACAACGGCCAGTACACCCGATTGCAGACCTGGCAGAAGATCTGCGGTCTGATGACCATGAAGCCGACGAAGTGCCTGGTCTGCCCGCATCGGCGGATGGTCGGCTGGGCGACGAGGGGGCCGTACCTGCTCGCCCCGGATGGCACAGAGACGCCTGTGATCGACTCTGCACAGAGCGAGGCATCCCCTCGCAACCGCCACATGGCAGGCATCTTCCGTCGCCCCGGCACCGCTGGTTCACACCAGACGGCGGCATGGGCGAAGGACATCGAAGAGGATGAGTGACCACCTCTCCGAGTGCAACAGCGGCGATCTGCGGATCGATCCCAAGACGTTCACGACGACCTGGTGCGACCGATGCTCTCAGCGGGGCTGCGACCTAGCGGGCTACGCCAACAACGACCCGATGGCGATCCGCAACGCCACCTGGCAGGACCGTTTCTTCAACGCCGAGCAGGCGGACCTGGGCATCCCGAAGTTCGCGCAGATCGCCAAGCTCGACTTCCCCAACCTCATCCAGAAGGCCATGCGGCTGGAGATCAGCGCACGTCGAGGCGACTGGTCGGTCCCCGAGATCGCCATCACCGATGGCCGCATCATTCAGACGGATCAGGACACGGCCCTCCAGGTGGAGGAAGCCGTCCGGGCGCTCAGCCACCGACTTGATCCAGCGCAAGAGCTGGCTCCTGCACCAGAGGAGGTGGGTTCATCGGAAGCACCGGATCGCCCAGAGCCTCTATCGAACCCGCCCCCACCGCCCGTCAGCGATACCCCAGCAACGGCAGGGGATTCAGAGGAACCCACGGATGCCCCGCCGCCGTCAAGAAACGCCCAGCAGGCCCGGCCTGTGGGCCGGAACACACCTGACCGTGGTGAGGTGATGATCGGTGGTGCTCCGATGGCGAGTGGGCGGGCTCACCCCACCCCGGAGGTAGACCCCTGGGCTCCGGCCCCGAAGGCGAAGCATCGGGTGGTCAAGCCCGGAGCGACGGTTCGGTTCGGGGCGGGTGGAACAGCAGAGGTGCTCGATGATTGACCCGACCAAGGTGTTCCAGCAGTTCGCCGAACAGGTTGCCGACGAGTTCCCGGAGCTGCGGGAGATCCTCGACCAGGCCAAGGACGGCAGCATCTCCGAATCCGACGCCATGCGGGCACTGGCAGAGGTCATGCAAGGCAGCCCGGAGCTGAACACTCGGTTCCAGAAGGTCACCATGAAGGCCCTGGCCCCTCTGCGAGCGGAGGACGAGCCACAGCCCCTCGACCATGACGGGCTGATCCTGCACAAGAAACGGGGTCTCCCCCGGCTCAACCCGCTGGTCGAGGCGGCCCTGATCGAGCGGGCACAGTTCGATGACGACATCCCGGAGCTGCGGACGGGCGGGTTGCCTCGTGGAATCGCTCCGGCGGTGTCCGTGGACACGGAGGTTCGTGACCCGGTGGCTCTTGGTCGGATGCTGACGGAAGCATCTGAGCAGGTGGCCGGGAAGATCGAGGCCAACGAGCCTGCACGCCAGAAGCTCATCGGGGATGCCGTCACCTTGTCACTGGTCGCGGCAGCGGGTACGGCCCTGACGAAGCAGGCCAAGCGGGATCTGCTGTTCGACGGCAAGGACGACCAGGTGGACGTACCGGAGTACCGCAGGGGGGCCGTACCAGCCCCTCTGCGGGTCGTACAGCCCTCCGGCGCTACCCTGCTGGCTCTGACGCCTGATGAGCGCAAGCAAAGCGCCTGGACGTTCCTCTCGACCACACAGGGGCGTCGGTCTGCCCTGACGGGTCTGGTCCAGCTCATCGAGGTCAAGCTCACGGGCGAGGGCTTCGACGTGACGGTGGAGAGGTTCGACCCCACGGCACAGGACATCCTGGCCTTCCATGAGTGGTCGGTCGGCATCGACGGGCCGGGTGCGATGCAGCCAGCCTTCAGCCTCATCGACATCGCGGCGGTGAGCATCGCCAAGGGGTTGACCCGGACGATGGGTGACCGGCGTGGTCGGGTGACCTTGGAGGTCATGCCCATCAACACAGTGGACATCCGGTCGGTGGGCTGGGCGGGTCGTCTGCGGTCGGGGGACCCGATTCTTCCGGCGGCCGGGTAGACCAGGCATGATCGATGACTTCATCTACGCCCGCGAGTACGCCGAGGACAAGCAGGTCTGGGTCGTTGTGGTGGTCCCGCCCGAGGCGCTCAATGAGGCACAGAACGCGCTGGTGGCTGTAGCCAACGGGCATCAGTTCGGCGGTCGGACGCTCCGGCTACCTCGTGGCGGCTGCGTCTCCCTGGTGCAGGCGACGAACCCGAACTTCCTGCCGGAGGACCAGCCGTTCCACGTCATGTTCGCGGGGTGGGGCGGGAAGACGACTCAGGCACAGGAGATGGCACGGTGGCGGACAGCAGCAAGCAGGACGGTGAGCCGGGCCGCGTAGGCGTCTGGACGTTCATCATCAGGGGCGGTGAGCCCTTCGACCTCAAGATCAAGAACACCCTGAGTCCAGCCCTCAACCACGATGGTCGGACGACCCTCTGGAAGATGGTGGGTACTGATGATGAGGCGGCCAGCGTCGAGGCATGGGTCAAGGGACCCTTGATCGGTGCTCGGGTTGAACGCCACACCGAGGTCGAGGACGACGAGATGCTGGCCATCCGAAACGAGCGTCTTGGTCGGGAGAGCTGAGATGCCCATCTACGATAACCCGCTTATAGCCCCACCTGGGTATGAGTATCTGTGGAATCTATGAGATCAGGAACACCCGGACGGGCATGGTGTACCTCGGGTCCTCCCAGAACATCAACAAGCGGTGGTGGCGGCACCGAAGGGACTTGAGGTTGGGGGTCCACCACAACCACCACCTCCAACGGTCCTGGGAGAAGCATGGGGCTCAGTGCTTCACCTTCTCGGTGGTGCTGCCCTGCACGCCAGACTGCCTGCTAGCCAGGGAGCAGGAGTTCCTCGACCGAGCCCCCTCCGGCTGCCTCTACAACCTGGCCCTGCTGGCTCAGGGAGGTACGAGGCTGGGTCATCGGAATACCCCAGAGCACAATGCTGCGATCAGCCTCGGGAACAAGGGGAAGCCTGCTTGGAACAAGGGGGGCAAAAACACCTGGGCGCAGGAGGCTGCGGGTTCACGAGTGGCAAGGTACTCGAACCAGGTCGTTGCAGAGCATTCGGACGGTAGGGTGCTGAGCTTCACCCACGCCGCCCAGGCAGCCCGATACCTGGGTCTCGGAAGGACTTCGGTCAAGAACATCCTCAATGGGTACAGCCAAAGGACCCGTTCGGGATGGACCTTCCGATACGAAACGAAATAGGAGGCCGCCATTCCGATTTACGAGTTCAAGTGCCAGCAGTGCGGGCACCAGTTCGAGCAGCTCCAGAAGGTGTCCGACCCACCTCCGACGTGCTCCAAGACCATCATGGTGACCAAGGACTCGCAGCCGGATGGACCTCCGGTGGAGAACACCTGGCTCTGTGGTTGCCCGACCGAGAGGGTCATCAGCTTGAGCACGTTCCACCTCAAGGGTGCGGGCTGGGCTTCGGACGGCTACGGCTGATCGTCACGCTAGTCTCTCTATACGGCTCGACAGGTAACAGGGGAGATCCCCCTGACCCACCTGTGGAGACACCACGATGAGCACGCGAACGGCAGCCGAGACGAAGACATCCTTGCGGAAGAAGCTGATCCGCCTGGCCCACGACCACCCCGAGAAGCGGGCCACCGTCTTCCCCATGCTGACGAAGCTGGGCGTGGACGTGAGCAAGCTGGCGGCGCCCAAGACCGCCGCCGATACGCGGGTTGCGGCCATGCTGACGGCCATCGCCGCCGACACGAGCCAGCCCAAGAAGGCCGCGACCGCCTCGAAGCTGCTCGCCAAGCTGGCCAAGGGCGACAAGATGCCGCCGGAGCTGCTGGAGAAGTTCAAGGGCAAGGGCGACGACAAGGACGACAAGAAGGCCAGCGTCGGCAAGGTCGCCGTCAAGCCGGAGACCGAGGCGTTTGGTCAGTGGGTCATGTCCACGCAGTCGATCATGTCCCCCAACGAGGTCGAGAGCTTCGTGAGCCGGACGCTGGGCGTCAAGACCCTCCCCCCGCAGAAGGGTCGGAGCGGGCCGCGCTTCCAGAGGGGCGATCAGGTCATCGTCTGCGCGTCCAAGCACAAGGGGCCGGGCCTGGGCACCTACAAGCTCTATGACAACAAGACCGGCACCTGCGTCGGTTCCGAGGGCGATGACCTCATGCTGGCGATCAAGGGGGAGCCCGCTCCCATCCGGTTCGAGAACGGCATGAAGGCCCGAGGGGTCGGCGTCTACAAGTACAGCGCGGCCTACACCCTCAAGGGCTCGGCAGCCATCGAGATGTACTACCACGCGGGCGGCAAGCCCACGTCGGACGCGATCATCGTCGTGGACGCCTACCTCGGTCGTGGACGCGGCACCGAGAAGCGGTCGGGTGGGTACTACACCGGCCACATCGTCATGGCCGCCACCGGCAAGAACGGCTACTACTTCCGGGGCTACCCGCAGCAGCGGATGGACATCGACGCCAAGACCTGTGGCGGCGACACCTTCCTGCCGCGTTCGTTCAACCCGGCCGTGGGCAAGGTCTGGTACATCGGCCTGCTCGGGCACCGCCCGAACAACTGGAAGGACGAGCTGAAGAAGCTCGCCGAGGCCTCCCAGGCAAGCTGACCCGACCCGCAGAAGAACGAACGACGCCCGCTCCTGGCGACAGGAGCGGGCGTCGTTCCGTGAAGGGAACGCAGGGGAGGGAATCGAATCCTCCAAGGGCGGGGGCTCCCGGTGGGGTCTGGGGTGTGCTCCCCTCTCCCGGTGTCGGCCACACATCCCACCAGCTTCCAAACCTGCGTCAGAATCAGTCCTTGTAGGTGACCCGGTCTGCCGCCTTCCGCGCGAGCATCGCTGCCACCCGCTCTCGGTCATCCCGTGCGATCCTCTCGTCACGGTGGCGTCGCAACACCGCCTGGTAGGCGTGGTTCCCGGCCTGGTCCACCGCGTCGCGCTTCATGCTCGCCGTGTGCCAGTGCTGCCAACCCTCGGCCTCTCGTGCCGTCCGGGCGGCCTCTCGCGCGTCTCGTGCTTCGGCGTACATCGCATCCTGCACGATTCCTGCCGCGTCGCTGTGTGCCTGGCACTCCGCGACGACGCCCGCCAACCATCCCTGTTCATCCGTCGTCGCCGTGATCATCGCGTCCTCCAGTCCTTGCCGTGCTGCCTTGAAGTTGAACCCGGTGAGGTTTCCCTACCTCCACCCCATCGTCCTGAAAGGATAGACGGGGGCCTGTTTTGACCGGCGACTCCGGGTTCAACTTCAAGGCAGCACAGTCGTCCTAGTACCCCACCATCCGCAGGAGGGGCGTTGCATACTCCGCGTCAGCCGCCGTGAAACAGCGGTCCCACGTCTCATTCTCGCTGCACTCGCTCGCTGCCATGAGCACTCTGTCCTTGGGGCCGACGTACTGGTCGAACCAGTAGAGGGTGCTCCCGCCGAGGGAGATGATGATGAGGGCGATCCAGATCCAGTCGTATCGCTTGTCCATGTCTAGCCCTCGAAGGTGATGATGATGTTGCCCGACGCCACGTTCTCCAGCGCCTTCTGAGCAAGCTCTACCGAAGCGTACTGGAGCGGCATGTCGTCCGCCCACATCTCCGGCTCGGTCCACTCGCAGGCTTCCGGGGTGGGGACGCCACCCGCGCTGTACTGCGGGGCGACCTCGATGTAGATGCCTTCCTTGCTGCGGGCCACTCGACCCCACACGCCGTTCTGGTCGATCTGCACCAGGTCGGTACTCACGTCCATCGGGAAGGGTGTTCCCAGGCCGATGGTCGTCATTGTCGGTCGCGTCATGGTGTCGTTCCGTCCTTCCCCCCTACTACTGGCATCGAGACGGTTCTGAGCCCCCATTTTAGGCTCAGAACACGAATCTCCTCCGTAGTAGAGGTGAAGGACGGATAGACCATGGGACGACGTGACCGAACGGCTGGCCTGAGCATCGCCGAGTATCTCGACGACGAGGCCGAGCAGGCTGCTGCCCGCACCCGGCGGGAGCTGGAGGAGGCCCGTGTAGCCGCCTGCCTGTTCACGCTGGATGAGATCCCCGAGGGTGGTCTGTTCCGCGTCCAGTGTGGCGACCAGTGGGAGCCCTGCACGGTGCTGATCACCAGCAGTCGTCGCAACGCCTTCGATGCCGCGAACCAGTCGATGGCCGATACGCTGCGTGAGGACCAGGTGACGGTCCAGGTCTACGAGTCCAAGGGCGAGGACTTCGCCCACCTCGCCTTCGTGCGGAAGCCGGGAGCCCGACGAGCGTTCACGGATCGACACGGGAACACGGCACCGTCACTGGCCGGGTAGGGTGACCGACCCTTCACCCTGGAGCACCCACATGGCCTTCATTCCCGTCTACCGCCTGCCCTTCGTCTGGCTGGACACCGAGACCACCGGACTCGATGAAGTCGAGAACGACATCATCGAGATCGCAGCCATCCGCATCATGCCGGACGGCAGCGAGTGGCTGAACGAGTCCAAGGTCAAGATGGAGCGGCCCGACAACGCCCACCCGAAGGCGTTGGAGATCAACGGCTACACGGAGGAGGCATGGGCCGATGCGGCGGACCCGGCTGTCTTCTGGCAGAAGGTCGCCGACAACGGGATGCTGTCGGACTGCATCATCGCCGGTCAGAACGTGAAGTTCGACACGGGGTTCCTCAACGCGACGTTCAAGCGGCACGGGGTCATGGTCAAGGGCAAGCCCTACCGCGTGGACTACCACGTCTACGACACCTGCACACTGGCCATCGAGCACCTCCACCCGTGGCTCTCCAGCGTCTCCCTGACGCCCGTGTGTGTCGCGCTGGGCATCCCGGTCGAGAACGCCCACCGGGCGATGGCGGACGTGCGGCTGGCGATGGCGGTGAACATGCACCTGAAGCGAGCCACGAACACCCAGCAGGCAGAGTGGGCCAGACTCATTCCGGCCCGGCTGGAGGCCTGGGAAGTGGCGGGCAGGCCGAAAGTCTGGCCCGTCCGCTGACGTGTTCTTTTCCACTTACGAACGATTCTCAGGGCCGGGGGTTCGCCTCTAGGTGGGTGGAGTAGAGGTTCTGACTCCAAAATGGCAGGGACGACAGTGAAGAAAAATCCTCGCGTTCACAGAGAAATGCTCCCCGCCGACCTGGCAGCGGCTCTCCTGAACGTGCCCTTCGATGCCGAGGTTGCTTCACAGCCGGAGTTTCACCAGAGCATCGGCCAGCGGTTGACCGCAGCGAAAGCGGAGCTGGAGGCAGCCACGGTCGCTGCGAACCAGGTGTTGGCCGCGAACCCTCTGATGGAGATCATCGCAGAGCACGCAGCCCGTCTCGCAGGTCGTCGTGGCCGTCCCACGGTGGTCGTCGCCAGCTCTGGCGATGTGATGCTGGAGATCCACTACGTCGTCGTGGGCGAGCCCCTACCTGCCAAGCCCAAGAAGCTGAAGATGCCACCCATCTCTGAGATCCGCCGCGAGGCCGTCCTTCTAGGCATCGACCCGGCCCCCTACGGCAAGAACAAGACCCAGATCATCGCGGCCATTGATGCTGCCAAGGCGGTCGTATCCCCCGCCCCTGATGCTCCCGCCCCGAAGCGAGTCAAGACGGCCCCGGCGATCACCCCAGCGGTGCCCGTGAAGCTGGTAGGCCGCAACGTCATCCCGCTGGAAGTCGATGGGGACGATGAGGACGATGAGGACGATGACCTGAACTCTCTGTTCGCGGATGACCCACCGGCTCCGAAGCCTCGACCGACTCCTGTTGCGAAGCCTCGACCGACTCCTGCGTCCCCCAAGCGGGGCACCCCCGCCCCTGCTACTGCCCCGAAGCGGATGGGTCGGTCGTTGTCGGCCATCGCTGCGAACGCAGAGAGCGAGGTGGACATTGACGCCATCCTCGCCAAGCCCCCGCCGAAGATTCCCAGCGAGGACTAGGCCCCCGGTGGTGAGCCTATACGCCTAGGGAGGTAGAGCACAATGCTCTACCTCCCAGGGGTATTTGTGGCCGAGTGGTGGCTCAACAACAGCAGCCTGAACTTGCTCAAAGGCGTCAACGACGACGAGAGCAACCCCATCCGGTTGTCTGATGAGTCAATCGTCCAGTTCTTGCGGACGATCCCCGCCGCCCGTGCCTCGTTCAACCTGCTGGTGCCGAACATGCTCCCCGACGAGCAGGACCGGCTGCGTGCGCTGATGATGTCGGCGACGTTCATGGCTCCCGACTACAAGGCCGTCGAAGACGCTTTCCAGTCGGCCTTGAACAAGCCTGGAGTCCACACGACGGGCCGCTACGGCGGGACCCGCAGAGGGGGCAACTGATGGCTGACTCCGACGACATCACGGGCAAGAGCCCGCTCCAGAGCAAGAAGTTCGTGGCCTTCCTGGTGTCGGAGGCGACCTGGAAGGTCGTGCTCATCGCGGTGCTCCTGGTGGGCATCAAGGAAGCGAAGATCGACGTGTTCATCGGCAGCATCGCGCTGGCCATCGTCATCATCGCCGGAGCCATCGAAGCCCTCTACATCGGCGGGCAGGCGGGGCTGGACAAGTACACCCGCATCGCTCAGATCGCGGCCGGGGCTGGTCAGAACTTCTCGATGGGCGGAATCGCCACCACGAACGGCCAGCACAAGCCCCCAGCCACCCCGCCGGTCGCGGCTCCTGTCGATGAGCCCGCGACCGGAGATCCCGTCGAGTCTGATGACGAGGAAGGCGGGTAGTGTCGTGTCGAGAAAACAAGAATCCTTGGAGGACACCGTGAAGCGTCTGATCCTGCTGTTGGTCTCCCTCGCCTTCGTGGCTGCCCTCACGGGCTGTCCGAAGCAGTACGTCGTCCGCGACTCCACGGTCTACCAGACCGAGCTGAACCAGTACGACTCCTGGGCCACCGCGCAGGCGGCCTTGCTCAAGGATTTCATGGAGTCCGGCTGTCTGTGCGACGACGCTCAGGTCTTCGAGACCAAGACGTGCCGCGACTCCGCTGACTACGTCCTGACCATCGGGGCACGGGCCGCGTGGCACAAGGCGATGGCGCTCTACAACGCGAGCATCACGACCGACCGCCCGCCGAAGATCCCGCCGGAGATCCCGCCGAGCAGCTCGCTCTGCCCGGAACTCCCCCCGACCATGACCCCGGTGGCGGCCCCCGTCCCCGACCTGACCCCGACGACCCCCGAAGGCGGTGAGTGATGGACTTCAAGAGCATTCTCGACGGCCTCGTGGACACCATCGGCCAGGCCGGGGTGGACGCCCTCTCCGACAAGTTCGACGACCTGGCTGGTGACGCTGACCAGCCGTGGAAGGCGACCGCTCTCGCCCTGCTCGGTGATGCTGTGGACGCACACGGCATGGAGGGGATCGACATGGCTCGCAAGGCCATCGACTCCCTCATCAACAACGAGGTGCCCGAGATCGACTGGGCCAGTCCTCGTACCGCTTCCGACTTTGTAGCGAAGCTCCAGAACGCCGAGGCCGACGACAAGATCGCGGCTCGGGATTTCGCCGTGAAGGTCGGCGATACGTTCGGGCAGCTCTTCGCGGGGCTCATCAAGGGCCTCATCGCCAACGCCTGAACAGGAGAACAGCCATGTCGTACAAGCCCCCAGCCTCTCGTATGCGCCAGATCAAGGCGAATGCGCCCGCACCCATCCCCAACGCCGCCAACGCCCCGAACGTCATGGCAGCCATCGAGCAGGCTGCCCTGGAGCAGGCTGCCGGTGTCGAGATCGCCGATGAGATCCACGTCCCGGTGGGGATCGTGGAGGTCGTCATCAAGCCCGGTGAGGACGAAGTGTTCGGCACCGAGGACGATGAGGTCAGCATCGGGCCGCGTGACGCCAAGCACGACGGCAAGCACGCGGGCCGGGACCACGGCAAGGACATCGACCACGAGGAGCACGACCACGGCGAGCCCGAAGTGGACGATGACGAGCCCCTGGTGGCCGAGGCAGAGGTGTCGAACGACACCGATGCGGACGAGCCCGCCCCGTTCGACGACGAGGACGACGAGATCGCGGCCTCCGACAACACGACCGATGATGACGACGGCGACGACTCGGCGGACGATGAGGGTGTGGCCGCCGACGAGGTGTCGGAGAAGCCCACCTACGACATGGGCATGACGAAGAAGACCCTGCTCGCCATCGCCGATGACCACGGTGTCACGGTGGAAGGCAGCCAGTCCAAGCGGAACATCGTCGCCGCCCTCGACGCACACTTCGCCTAGCCGTCTGGAGACCCGTGCCCCAATTCAGGATGCGGGTGCTCAAGTACATCCCCGAGAAGCTGTACGGCTTCTTGCGGGATGACTCGGGCTTCGAGGTCTTCTTCCACCTGGCCACCTTCCAGTCCGGCAGCGATGTCGAGGTTGCTCGGTGTCCGGGCTGTCCCGGCTCCCCCCGCTGCTCCATCACGGCAGACCCGCCCCCGCCGATTCTTGGCGAGCTGGTGGATGTCGAAGCTCCGGCGGGTGAGCCTGGCGGTAAGGCCCCACGGGCAGATCGGGTGGAACGGGTGACAGCTCCGGTGATGCTCGTTGGAGAAGTTGAGTCGTTCGACACGCAACGTCGGTACGGTTTCGTCATGGGAAACGACCGCGTGAGCTATCACCTCCACGAGAGCGAAGTCGTCGATGGACGACTACCGATCTCAGGCAAGCAGGTCATCTTCTTCCCTGGCCTGCGGGAAGGCCGTCCCCGCGCATGTCACGTCCAGGTATGTCGATGAGCAAAGACAAGAAGATCGGCAAGCACGGCGGCAAGAACATCTTCGGCGGTGGCAATCGCCGAGGGCTGTACGTCCCCATGTCGGAAGACGAGCAGGAGGTCATCCACCGGCTTGTCGAGGCCGAGGACATCCAGCTCATCATCCACGGCTGGGGCACGCTGGACAGGCCCCGGTTCCTTGTGGGTGACCACCGGATCGGCGTCCAGTTCAAGCTGACGTTCAACCAGCCCGCCGCCCCCATGCCGCTCTACTTCCTCGACCTGGAGCTGAAGACCCGGACGGGCATCAGTCTGGTCAAGGAACGGCTCCCGACCATCCTCAACGGCCAGCCGGTGAACGTCTGTGCGGGCGTGTTCCTGGACCTCCAGTGGGACATCGCCATGCACAGCATGGACCCCCGCCTGGTGAAGCTGCTCAAGCCCGGAACCCTGGGGCTCACCTCCCGTCGTCAGGACAAGGACACGGGCGAGATGACGGCACGGGGCAACATGAAGCTCGACGCCAAGCAGCGGAAGGCCCTCCGGGAGCTGGAGACGGCTCAGGCAGTGAACCGTGCAGAGGATGTACGGAAGATCGTCAAGGCAACGAAGGACGCAGGCTACGAGGTCAAGAAGACCGACAAGGGGTTCGAGGCTCCCGACCTGGACTGACCCGCTAGTCCGCCTATCCTGCGAGGTAGTTGATGGACAACCGCATCGCACAGCGTCGTCAAGCTGCCCTCCGGTTCAAGGCTGCCTGTGGCGAGCAGGTCGAGCGACTGAGCTTGATGGACCCGCTGTTCAACCTGCGGGAGATCGCCAAGCAGATGCTCCTGTTGGAGGATCACCTCCAGCACCCGTACAAGCACTGTCCCGACTGCATCTGCAAGCACCTGATGACCATCGAGGCGTTCGCGGAGGAGGCGACCACGCTGGACAAGGTGGGTACCTACCGCGAGTTCGGTGAGGCCATGGCGGACATGGCCCGGACGTGGTTGGAAGAGTTCCATGACGACCGACCCCTGCCGTTGATCGCGCAGGAGATCCGTGGCATCCGCAAGGAGCTGGTCAAGGGTGTATCCGACCCCCGACCGTCAGTGAGCCGGGTCGCTTCTCGGTTCATCGCTGCGAACACGGTCTGCCCCCACCGGATGATCGAGCGCAGCGGGTAGATTCCACCTGACGGGAGGCGTCTGTGTACCGAGGTCGCATCGAGGTCATCACCGGCTGCATGTTCAGCGGCAAGTCCGAAGAGCTGGTCCGCCTGCTCCGGCGAGCGAAGATCGCGCAGAAGGCCGTCAAGGCGTTCAAGCACGCATCGGACGACCGCTACCACACCGCCCAGATCGGTTGCCACACCGGGGTCACCTTCGACGCCCATCCGTTGAAGACCATCGCGGCCATCGAGCGGAACGCCCGTGGCTTCGAGGTCATCGGCATCGACGAGGCTCAGTTCTTCGGGCTGGACCTCGTGGACTTCTGCGAGCGGTGGGCGAACCTCGGTGTTCGGGTCATCGTGGCGGGTCTGGACCTGGATTCTTCGGGCAAGCCGTTCGGTCCTATCCCCGGTCTGATGGCCATCGCGGAGACGGTGGCGAAGCTGCACGCGGTCTGCATCCAGTGTGGGGAACCGGCCAATAGGAGCTACCACCTCACAGGTAAGGTGCAGCAGATCGAGGTCGGGGCTTCGCAGTACGAGGCCCGGTGTCGGGGGTGCTGGTACGACGCCACCGGGTAGACGGTCTACAACCGTTCGACGGAGGCTCCCGTGACCCTGGATGACGCCATTGACCACGCGGAGGAGAAGTCCGCAGAGCACGGGGACGCCCCCTGTGGAGCAGAGCACGAGCAGCTCGCCAAGTGGCTCAGAGAGCTGCGGGCCTTCAAGGTAGAGGCCGACAAGCAGGCTCTCTGGCGGAAGCTGAACGCCACCGCTGCTGACCTCCCCCAGACCATCCGCGAGTGGCAGCAGGCCGTGGACGACTACGCCGTCAGCAAGGGCTGGCGGGAGGGTGAGCCGGACTTCGCTGCCTTGATGCTGATGATGACCTGCGAGGTCGCCGAGGCGTTCGAGGAGTACCGGGACGGTCACGAGATCACCGAGACGTACTACAAGCCGGAGAAGCCCACGAAGCCGGAGGGTGTCCCGAGCGAGCTGGCGGACATCGTGATCCGGGTGCTCGACTTCTGCGGGCATGTGGGCATCGACCTTCAGGCGATCATGGCCGAGAAGCACGCCTTCAACCAGACTCGCCCCTTCCGTCACGGCGGCAAGCGAGCCTGATGTTCTACTACTACGGCAGGAAGAAGAGGCTGGCCGGGGTCTACCCCCACCCACCTCATCAGGTCATCGTGGAGCCCTTCGCAGGCTCGGCGGCCTACTCCCTGTTCGGTAGTCGGTGGACTCACCAGGTCATCCTGATCGAGAAGGACCCGCAGGTCGCTGCCCTGTGGCGGTGGCTGATCGATGAGGCCACGGAGGGGGACATCAGAGCCTTCCCTGACCCAGTGGAGGGGGAGATCACGACGGAGTTCCTGCACATCATCCACATGGCGAGCAAGCGGTGGTTCACCTACAACAAGGTCACGGCGACACCGTTCTTGATGGATGCTTGGCGGGCCAGCAAGACCTACATGGCTGCCAACCTCTACAAGGTGAAGCACTGGACTCTCATCGAGGGCGACTACACCGACGCCCCGGACGTGGAAGCCACCTGGTTCATCGACCCGCCCTACCAAGGTGAGCCCGGCACGGGCTATCGCCACGGCAGCGATGCCATCGACTACGAAGCCCTGGCCCGGTGGGTGGAGGCTCGCAAGGGGGCTGTCATCGCCTGTGAAGGGGTAGGGGCGTCGTGGTTGCCTTTCGAGCGTCTCTGTACGGTGTTCGCCGCAGCGGGCAAGGAACATGACGAGCTGGTCTACCTGCGTGGGCTGACCATTGACCCCATCGGAGACCTGTTCGGATGAAGCCGACCATCGTCCTAGGAGCCCTGGGGGACGACCCGCCCAAGGCCAACCTCTACTACGGCTTGAACGTCCTCGACGCTCTCCGGCTGCTGCCCGACGACAGCATCAACGTCTGCTGCACCTCGCCCCCCTACTGGTCCCTGCGGGACTACGGGGTCGAACAGCAGGTGTGGGGTGGTGACCCCGACTGCGAACACGACTGGGGCAACGAGCTTCCGGGCATCAGCCAGGGAGGCGGTCTGTCCAGCAGCACGCTCGGGGCAGCCAGCGGTGGCAACGCCATCAGCCCAGAGGGCATCCAGCGGTCGCTGGAGCGGTCCCGGTTCACTCCCCGGACCAGCGCGTTCTGTCTGAAGTGCGACGGCTGGAGAGGCTGTCTGGGGCTGGAGCCGTCGCCCGACCTGTTCGTGAAGCACATCGTCCTCATCGGGCGGGAGATCAACCGGGTGCTGCACCCGTCCGGGACGTTCTGGCTGAACCTCGGCGACAGCTACATGAGCCACGCGGCCAAGGACTACACGAACCTCGGTGGTCGGGAGGGTCAGCGACAGCAGGACGACGAGGACTACCGCGACAACATCATCATCGGGAAGCCTCGCGTGGAGGGCCTGAAGGACAAGGATCTGGTGGGGGTGCCCTGGCGGGTCGCTCTGGCTTTGCAGGCGGACGGCTGGTGGCTGCGGAACGACATCATCTGGCAGAAGTGCCTTGGAGCAGGAACTCGGCTGTACGCTCGCACGCAGAAGGGCGAGATGCCCGCGATGCTGAAGGATCTGGTGCGGCTTGACCCCGCGACAGTGGAGCTGTGGGGTGGGTCAAGCTGGACTCAAGTGGTGCGGTGGGAGAAGGTCCAGGCAGAGGGGTTGGAGATCGAGTTCCGGTCGGGAGAGAAGGTCACCTGTACGGCAGAGCACCGATGGCCGACTCAGCGAGGGCTGGTAGAGGCCGGTCAGCTTGTTGCAGGGGATGTCATCTCCTCCACCCGACTCCCCGACAACACGACGAAGCCAGCCCTGTTGCCGGATGAGGATGTGGGCTGGTTCTGTGGCCTGTACTTGGCTGAGGGCAGCAAGGGTGACGATGGCAAGGCGATCCAGATCGCCAGCCACGTCAAGGAGACGGCTCGTTACAAGAGGCTTTGCCGGATCGCTGCGAAGTACCACGGCACTTGCCAGATGTACCCGACCACAGGGCAAGCGGCTTCGATCAACCTGTATGGCCCTGTCCTGCATGGGATCATCGACATCTACATCAGCGGAAGGTTGGCACAGGACAAGCACCTGTCCATGCGGTGCTGGGAGCGAAGCGATTCATTCCTCAAGGCCGTGGTTGAGGGCTACCTGCATGGCGACGGGCACGATGACCCGCTGAACCCCCGTTTCCGCTTGGGCTTCTGTCGGAACAGGAACCTCGCCAGCGATCTCCGAACTCTGGCTGCTCGTTTGGGGGCAACTCTCACGCTCAAGCCCGCGTTCGCGAGCTATCAGGGGGGTCGGAAGGCGACCTTCAGAGGCGAGTGGCGGTGGAGCCGCAGCGGACACCACAACGAGAAGGCCAGGGCCGAGGTCCTCGCCATCCGTAAGGCGAAAGGGCGGATCTTCTACGACATCGAGGTGGCGGATGAACCCCACCTGTTCAGCACGGCATCGGGTCTTTTGACCCACAATAGCAACGCTATGCCGAGCAGCGTGGCCGACCGCTTCTCCTGCAAGTACGAGCACGTCTTCCTGTTCGCCAAGCAGGCCCGGTACTACTTCGACCTCGAAGCCGTCCGTGTCCCTCTGGAGTACGGCAGCTACGACGACGATGGTGACTTCACCCCGGCCCAGCAGTGGTTCGAGTCCGGTGAAGGCAGCCGGAAGATGGACAAGACGGAGGGGCAGCTCGGTGCGCTGGCGGGCAGTCCCCGGCGGGTGGGTCGCGGGCTGTTCAACACCTCCGGCAAGAATCCGGGCGACATCTTCGCGGTGGCGACGACGGGCTACAAGGGGGCTCACTTCGCGGTCTGGCCCCCTGCCCTGGTCGAGCGGTTCATCAAGGCGGGCAGCAGCGAGAGGGGTCGTTGCCCGATGTGCCGGAGCCCATGGAAGCGTCTCATGGAGACGGAGGGTGGGAGCATCAAGAACGAGGGGACCGGCGAGAACCTGACGGGCGACCGCAAGTGTGACGACCCCCTCGACTACGACCGGCTGAAGCTCAAGGGGGCGGGGGGCATCGAGCCGAAGAAGCGGATCACGACGGGGTGGGGGCCGACCTGCGAGTGCGGCCCGCATGACCCAGAGCCCTGTGTCGTGCTGGACACCTTCAGCGGGTCAGGGACGACCGGGGTGGTCGCCATGCGACTCGGTCGGGACTACACGGGTCTGGATCTCAACCCGGACTACCTGGAGCTGGCGATGGCTCGTCTGGAAGGCCGGAAGGCTCCGCAGGATGATGATGAGCCGGACCTCATCGGGGAGCTGTTCGGATGAGCCTCATCGACCGTGTTGTCCTTCACCCCCTCGGTGATGATCCACCACAGGCTCGCTTGCTGTACGGGCAGGATGTCCGTGCGAGCTTGCGGCTCCTGGAGGCCGAGAGTGTCCAGGTGGTCTGTACTTCGCCTCCCTATTGGGGGCTTCGAGACTACGGTGGGGAGCCTTCGGTGTGGGGTGGTAGCGAAGCATGTGAGCATGAGTGGGGCCAGGAGGAGGGCTACCAAGGGCATCGTGGGAACCGTGGTCAGGTGCCGCAGACGAAGTGGCAGAGCAACGAGACCTACCCCCAGCAGGCGGACGCCACAGCGGCTCCGCAGTCGTGGTGCGAGCTGTGCGGTGCGTGGCTCGGTCAGTTCGGTCTGGAGCCGACCCCGGCCCTGTACGTCGAGCACATGGTCGAGGTCTTCGAGGAGATCCGTCGAGTGCTCCGGCCCGATGGCATCGCGTGGTTGAACCTGGGGGACAGTTACAACGGGGTCGGGGGACATAACTGGGGTGGGCATCCCGGTGTCCGCGAGGCCCGTAGCAAGGGCGAGCGGGGGTCCAGCACAGAAGGCCGAAAGGACGGGATTCAGGGCAACCGCCGGGTCACCGGCCTCAAGCCCAAGGATCTGGTGGGCATCCCATGGCGAGTGGCCTTCGGGCTCCAGGACGACGGCTGGTGGCTTCGGTCGGACATCGTGTGGGCCAAGGCGAACTGTATGCCGGAGAGTGTGCGGGACCGGCCGACACGGGCACATGAGTACATCTTCTTGCTGACGAAGAGCGACCACTACTTCTACGATCAGGACGCCATCCGGGAGCCCTTCAGTGCCTCGTCCATGCAGAACCCGCTTCTAGGAGATGATGAAGCGAACAAGGCGCTTCGCACACGCAACCGGGGTGGTCGCACAGATGGCTTCACGACGGCCCCTGGGGCGATGCTCGGTGACGCCCTCAAGGGGCGGAACAAGCGGACTGTCTGGACCATCAACCCGAAGCCCTATCAGGGTGCCCACTTCGCCACCTGGCCCGAAGCCCTGGTCGAACCGATGGTGCTGGCAGGCAGCAGCGCACACGGCTGCTGCTCTGAGTGCAGAGCCCCCTACGTCCGCCGGGTCGAACGAACGGTGCCCGTGGACGCGGGGCGGTCGGATGACTCTCAGTACATGCAGGGCAAGGACAGCATCATCGGACGTGCCCATGACGCTCATCGCCTGCTCGGGCAGGCGTACCAGAACCAGCTCGACGCGAACCCCCTCAAGACGACGGGGTGGGATGCCACCTGCGAGTGCGAGGCTGACGTGGTGCCCTGCACCGTGCTGGACCCCTTCAGCGGGTCAGCAACGACCGGGGCGGTAGCTCTCCGGCTGGGGCGCAACTACATCGGCTGTGACCTGCAAGGCGACTACCTCGACCTCGCAGAAGCTCGCCTCCAGGGACGGAAGGCCCCGTCGAAGGGGGAGCCCGAATCGGACCTGATCAGCGACCTGTTCGGCTGATCCACCCGTTCAACCATGCAACCCTCACCCCCCGATCTTCGGGGCCGATGAGGGTCATTGTGGTGGCGGATCAACATTTCTCCGGGAGTTCCGCCCCATTGAGTGAGAAAGGCGACGCCCCCTTCCGACCCTCGTATACGAGGATCAGTGCATTTCACGGCAGATTCTTTGTCGGTAGGCCTCGCTAGAGAATCGTGTGGAGCTGCTCATCTGGCGGTGAGAATGAGGCTCTGTGGGTCGTTTTCCCCATTAGGAGTGGCATCAGATTTTTTAGGTGGCCCTGTGGAGGAGTTTTCTGCACTCAGGAAGTCCCGTTTCTCAGGGGCGTGCAGATTTCACCGCCCCGAAGGGGTTTAGGGTCGAGAAACCACGATTCTCCAGACCACAAACCCTTACCCCACAAGGGTTTGACGCTTGCCACGTTGAACGGGCAGTTGGTCAGGGGGTTGCTCGACGGTGCATGTCGATAGATCCCCTATAAATGTGGATGGGCATTCGGAGGGACCATGCGCTATCCCGAGTACCATGCGGCATTCACCCGGCTCTACCCCAACTACGGAGCCCCACCGTTGATGGAGGAGTTTGGTATCACGCGAGGGAAGGCCACCCGGATTGCACACTTCCTGGGTATCCAGCGCCTACCACGCGATGAGAGAACCTGCTGGGCCTGCCCAGCAGGCCTCGCTGGTGTTCCGACGTACACAGGGAACTACTGCTCCCCTTGTTTCAATGCCTTGAGAAAACGGCAGGCAGAAGCCCCGAAGCACTACATCCGAGCCCTATTCCATCGAGCGAAAAACAGGGCGAAGGAGAAGGGCTACGAGTTCGATCTGACCCAGAAGCACCTTCTGATGCTGTGGGTCAAGCAAGGCCATAAGTGTTTCTATTCGGGCGTGGAGATGAGCACAACAGGCCGCCAGCGGGACCCCTATGGGGTATCCCTAGATCGGGTGTTTCCTGATCAGGGCTATACGAAGGCCAACGTGGTGTTGTGCTGCTGGGGAGTGAACACAGCAAAGCAGGAGTTCACCCTCGCGGAGTTTCTGCACCTGTGTCGAGCGGTGGCGCAAAACCCACGACTGGATACCGCCATCAAATCGTTCTGCGGTGCATGTCCAGAAACAGGTCAGGGATCGTCAGAGAGTTGATTCGAGAAGCAAGGGAAGCCACTGCATCCCTTCTACTCTCTGGATCTGGACGAGTCTCGTCCCACGCCATGTCGATGACTACGACACCCATGCCTCGAAGAACCCCGACCATGTGGTCGATCTCGGTCTCCAGTCCTCGCAGGTAGTCGAGGTCGATGGCCTGTTCGCACTTCCGGCCCGTCTCCTTCTCCATCCGCTTCGCCACGCGACGCTCGCAGATCTCCGGCGACGCCAGCACGCGGACGCAGACAGAGGGGAGGAGCACCCCGGCGGTCATGGCCTGGTAGATGCTGGAGTAGGTGGCGAACTCCCGCTCGCTCATCATCCCGCCCTTGAGCTGGAGGCGGGCGAACGCGGTGTCCCCGAAGTAGCTCCGGTCGAGGACGGCATGGCCCATGCCCTGAAGGGCGTGCCACTGAGCCTGGAGGTGCATCCGGTACCGGGCCTGGAGCTGGTGGACCTGGAGCACGAACGACCAGCGGGCGGGGTCGGAGTAGTAGTCGGCGAGGTACGGATTCCCCGCTCCCTTCTCATCGGGCTCGAAGAGGGTGAGGGTCTCTGCCCCCAAGGCCACGCCCAGCTCCCGACTCAGCGTGGTCTTGCCTGACCCGATCAGGCCTTCGACGATGACGACTTTGCACTTCGGTCCAGGCACAGCTACTCCGGCTTCATGGTGAGTTCAAAGAAGGACAGGGGCCACGCAGCGCAGAGCACTTCCATGGCCAGCTTGTAGGGGTTCGCAGGGGCATCCTGTGACATCTCGATGCACATCGTCCCCCCTCTGGTCGGGTGCGGCACGCGGCGGGTCCGCCCGAGTCCGGCCAGGGCTTCATCGAGCCGATCTGTCTCAGCCGCGAAGTCCGAACCCGGCTGCCGCAGAGCATCCGTCGATACGAAGGCGGTCAGGTCTGTCCATTCCGGCAGGAGGCCGTGGCTCCCGCAGACCTTCTCCATCAGGTAGCGGGCAATGACCAGGTGGTCGGCCACGATCAGGGCGTTCGGCGGGTCGGGGTCGAGGTCGTGCGGGAAGCCCCGGACGCCGACCTTGAAGTCCCAGGTGTCGCAGCCCGGCGAGTTCCATGCGCTGTGGAACAGCAGGCCGGAGTCGAACATGGCCCCGATGTGCCGCTCCGTGGACGTGAACCGGCGGGCCTCAAAGCCGTCTTCCTCGCTGCTCCCGGCCTCGACATGGCAGTAGTCCTGCTCGAAGCCGAAGTAGACGAGGTTCGCCCCCGGCCCCCGTTCCTCCATGGCTGCTCGCAGCTTCGCTCGCCAGTTCGACTCGACACACTGGTCGTCGGCGTCTCGCACCTCGCACAGCACGATGTAGTTCGGCTGCGGACGGGTCGGGTCAGGCAGGTAGAAGCAGGGCACCAGCACGCGGGTCACAGCGTCTTCGCAGTCGCAGCCGTCGAAGCACTTCGGGCAGTGCGAGAACGTCCAGCGTTCCGCCAGCGGGGCGGGGTCACCGGCCTTGTCCTGTGCGATGAGGACGCTTTTCTTCTTGAAGTTGAGCGAGCCGTCGTCGGTGAGCCAGACGTAGTCCGCCAGGCCCATGCCCATGACTTCGCCACCCTTGATCACCTGAAGATGAGCCATACGAGCCTCCAGTCGCTCACCCTACCCGCTGGATTGAAGGCTCAGACTGACCACCCCGCGAGTAGTTGTGGGGCTAGGAGTCCCGATGACCTGTGACCAGTACCTCGAAGCCATCCGTCTTGCCGCCGGAACGTCAGTCAAGTGGGACTTCGTGTTCCTCATCCTCCTGCTCATCATCACTCTGCGGGCCTACCACTGGGCGAAGACCAGTGAGTACACGGGCGAGGGCAAGGTCCTGGTCTGGGGTGCCTTCGTCGTGATGGTCTGTATCAGCTTCGGCTGTAGCGTAGGCACGGCCTACGACATCCAGCTCACCAAGCACCCGATCCAGCACAGCAGCGCGGTCCACTACTGCGCTGAGAGCCCGCCCCTCATCCTCAAGGGGCACGACGGCATCTGAGCATGTTCACCGCGTCCCCCAGCCCATCGCCCCACGACGACGCCGCATGGAGCGGGGTCCAGATCGTTTCGGGCGGGCTGGGCAGACTCGGCACAACCCTTGATCGGGATCTCCTTCGGGAGCACTGGCGATCTCAGGGGGTGTCTGATGACGCCATCACTTACTTCCTAGAGCACCCCCCGAGCCCGAACACCCTCTACGTCGGGGTGGATACGATCACGTTCACGGAACGGGCGTGTGATGACGCCGAGCGTGCTCAGGGTAGCCACGAGGCTACCCCCCTCTACCAGGATTGCCGGACGTGCAAGTACGCCACACCGGGCAAGCCTCAGTTCAAAGACCCTGACCACTTCTGCGAGCCCTTCAGCCGGTCGGACAAGCGATGGATGGCCGCCCGTAAGTGGCTGGGGAACGCCGCTCCAGAGGGCAGGCTCCGGGCTTCCTCTGACTGCCCCGAGTGGGCTGCAAAGGGCGACTGATGGACCTGAGCTGCACCACAGACCAGTACGACGCCCTGTACGCCCGTTGGCTGACCCAGCCGGGTGTTCTGCTGGACCACGCCGGGTACATGCCCGGTCAGATGGTGCTCGACCTCGCTGGCGGCACAGGAGCCGTCTCGCTGGAGTGCCTGCGACGTGGTGCAGATCCTTCGACCATCCACCTGCTCGACCTCAACCCTCGCTGCCCCGACGACCGCATCACCCAGTTCAAGGGGGATGCCACGCAGCTAGGGGAGGTGTTCAAGGGCGACCAGCCCGGCTGCCACGGGCGGTACGACCTGATCGTGTGCCGACAGGCGGCTGCGTACCTGGACTGGCACGTCTTCATGCTCGGCTGGCTCAGGGCGATTCTGAAGCCGGGCGGGAAGCTGGTGTTCAACACCTTCGTCCGGCCCCGCTGGTCGCTCAAGACGTACAAGCACGAGGGCAGGCGCTTCATCGAGGCGTCGGCCCACTTCCGTCGTCGGGTCGTCCACATCCAGGCTGCTGATGGTCTGGGCTACGACGTGACGAAGTTCCGCTGGCACGATGCTGCCGCTCTGGAGGAAGACCTCCGGCGGTGGCAGCGATGACCCCGTATCCCGCAGCAGAAGCTGCCTACCTCCTCCACCTCGAAGTTGTCGGCCTGTGCCCGCCGGGGATGCGCCGCGCGCTCCTGCACCTGTCCTGCGGCTGCGTCTACCGCAACGTCTTTCGGGGCGGGGGCGACCCCTTCCCCGCCGTGGGCGACCGCCTGCCCTGCCACAACCACCACCCTGATGAGGAACCGACCCGATGACCGACCGCGACGACACCTTGCTGGCTGCTGCCCGGAGCGGCGTCGTGACCCCGCTGCACGAACGACCCTGGGTCCGCGATGCGCTGCTGCCGAGGGCGGCCGCTCTGGCTGTGGCCCATGCTGAGGAGACTCATCGGCTCTGCACGGTGGCGAACGGCGCCCACTGCGT